TATATCTTATGATACTTATGATGCGGGTTGGCAATTAGCCAATGGAGTTTATAATAACTTCAATCAAACTACAGCTTCAGGCGTACAAGTAAGAACCCAAATATTAGATTTTGCAACTGACTCCACAGGTAATACTCTTATGTACAATAATCCATTCGGAAATAAAGACAGATGGACTGACGAAAACGGACTTCAAATTTATGGTAATAATGTCGCAATTGATAATTTAAGTGGTATTAGGTGGGTTCACGATATACAGGATATAAACTTCAGAAACGACTTAAAACTTTATAGTACCTTATTAAGCGATGCAGTAGCATATACAGACCCTTTAGGCAATTCGGATTATTATGTGCCTCCGCGTGAAATTATTATGACTTTACCGATAATAGACTTTAATGGTTCGACCATTGAATATACAGCAGCTTTAACACCTAACGGCTTTACTGGGAATCATTGGTTTATTTCATCTACAACTGGAGTTAATTATACACTTTGGTTTTATAGAGTAGCTCTTAGAAATAGAGCGCAGGTATCATTTTTCCAAAAATCTGGAAACGATTTTAGAAACTTTGCCGTTGTTTGCGCTATATTACCACAACCAATAACACCAAATCCATGAGAAAACAAACAGGAATAAAAACCTTTGCAGACATTGAACTAAAAGATTTCACTTGGTTCATTAAAGGAGTAAGTTACGATTGGCAGAACAACATCGCCAACGTAGAAGTGTGGGCGAAAGAAACACACTATTGGCATTCCAGAATTTTCACGTTTGAGTGCAACGAGGCTTGGCTGCCTGACAGAGCCGAAACAGAAATAATGAAGCTCGAATGGGCGAAAGGAAGTGAAATAATTTAAAACGATTACTATCGAAGAAAATGTTTAACTTTGCATAAATTTAAAAACGACTATCATGGCTGTATGTACTTGCGACGTTTCACTTTCTAACACAGGGCGACCAGGATGCTTCCCTGTTATGGGGGTTGCGCGTCAACTTATCCTAGTTTCGGCGCTAAAAGCAGACGGAACAGAGAACAAAATTGATTTGACCGACACGCTCAACGCTGCCTACGTAACGGCTGCTTTGAACAATGCCGAACCTAAAGAGCGTTGGTTTCCTGTTGGAGAACTTCTCAACGTAGAGAACCTGCGAGAAGACCCTATTCGTCAGGAATTTAACGATGGTTCAGCGCTTAAAGTGCGTGACGGTGTTAAGAACTTTACTGGCATCATCGCAAAACAAACTCCCGACTTCAAGCGCAAGCTAGACGGATGGGCGTGTACTGATTTTTCAGCTTACATCGTGGACAAGCAAGGCAACTTGATTGGTGACGGTTCAGAGGCAGGATTCTTGAAGCCTATTCCTGTGAACAGCCCTACTTGGGATGCTCGCTACATTGAAACAACCGACACGACTGTGCCTCAAATTCAAATCAGCTTCCAATGGGATTTGGATTTTGATGATGCGAACTTGAGAATGCTAACTGCTTCTGATTGGACAGGCGTGAATTTATTGACCATTCGTGGATTGGTTGATTTGTTCGGGGCTGTATCTAACGAAGCTACCACAGGCTTCACAATGACTATCACTACTGATTACGGTAGTGTTTTAAATCGCGAAAAAGTCACAGGGTTAGTTGCTGCAAACTTTGCGTTAAACGAGGTAAGCCCGACTCCTGGAACAGAAGCTTTTACCGTAGTTGAGGCTTCGGATGGCGTGTACAATTTTACGTACACTACTCCAGTAGCATCGGGCGACAAGCACTCTTTAAGTATTGCTGCTGCCACAACAGGCTACGATGACACTAACTTGGCTAATGTTGATATTGACACTCCGTAATGAGTAGTCACTATTACATAGGAAGTTTAGGAGTTTGCCTGCAAAAGTTTAGCTTAAACCAAAAGAGGTCTTTTTGCAAGCTACTCGCTGAGAATGGTATTAGAAAGGACTTTGATTTGCATTGGGACAACTACTGTAAGGCAAAACCAACAGCCAAAAAGACTGCGCGAAAGCGCATAAAAAAGTAATCTTCCGTTACTTCTATCCAATGGTTAAGCCCCTGATTCTTTCGGGGGCTTTTCTATTTTAAACACAAACTAATAATTTATATATTTGCTTTATTCTAAACTTGACACAATGTTTCAATATATCAAATTGCCCACGCAAACCGAAATAGCAATGGCCATACTAGCAAGGCCTATATTCTTGACCCGATCAGGGAAGTATAAGCGAAGCCGCGTTTTGTTCAAAGAGGATTTAGTTTACCTAGTGGACGGAGAATTATGCACAGGCTTTTGCGCTACTCCAAAGCATAGAATTATAGCTCTTATGAAAGAAGGAGCGCAGGAGAGTCTTATTTGCGTTCACATGGACACGAATGAACCAATAGTTGTGCAGCTATAATGGAAGGGATTGACCGACTTATTCGCAACGCAAAGAAGCTCTCAGCAGGCAGAGTGTTTGTGCTTACCTTCTCGGAGGACAGAAACAAGGGTTTAATTATTCAGCTAAACCAAGAGTTTCAACTTGAGCTAGGAGAATTGGCTAATGACACTGTGCTGCCTTTTTACTCAGAGGTTTCTCAAAAAGTGTACGGAAAACCGAACACTAGGTGGACGTTAAAGGACACAGGAGAATTTTACGAGTCTTTCCAAGTCGTAAACATCACGCCCGAAGGTCTGACGATAACAGCAGACTCAGAGAAGGAAGACAAAGACCTTGCCGACTACGGAGCTATTTTAGGGCTAAACGACGAGAACCTTCAGCGCTTGATTGACGAAGTGCTGCCGACTGTGAGAAAGTATATTTTGGAGATTTTGTTAGCATGAAGCACTACGATAGCATCGACAATCTGCCTATTCATCACTATTGGAGAATAACAGAAACAGGCGACTTGAAGCATTTGATAATCGAAGGCGATGTGCCGCCTAAAGAATTGCAAAAGGCGTGGGAGCAGATAGAGCTTGAATTTTGCGATATGCTAGTCGAAGATGAAGACTACGTTTTGGAGCTACGCAAGGAGGCGGAATACTACGCGCTGAAGGCAGAGGTGGCCGTTGAACCAAATGCGCTGAATAGAATCTACCTACGCGCAGAGGAAAACGAAAGAAGCTTGCGCCCGAAGGGAGAATTCAAATACGATGAAAGTATTGCCATATTGGAGCGCAGTTTGAAATTTGCGATTGACGACAAGAAAATGAGCGTGAGAAGGTATTACACGCATTTGAGGCTTCTAAAGTTGGAAGCAAAAAAACATTTGCGAGAAAAGAAGTAAGTAATAATATATTTATATATTTGTTTTCTAAACACAAAACAATGACTAAACACAAAAGATACACGGTCACGCTTGAGCTAGACATATACGCTCGCAATGACCAAGAAGCAAAGTATGAGGCTGCGAAGTTAGCCCAGAAGCTATCAGAAAGGGATGCAACGGTGGAGAAGCTTATAGAGCGTCCAGTAGGGGTATGCAACCCTAGGACAGTGCATAAGGGACATATTTTTATTTGGGAACGCAAAATACACGCGGTATGACAGCAGAACAGCAATGGTTAGAAGTCCACGTGCAGCCGTTTAAGGTAAACGACAAGACGTACAGAGTAACAGGAACTCGCAGTTATCCTGCCCACACGCACGACATTTACTGTGAGGAAACGAAGGAGCATCGAGTACTAAACCATGACACGGTAAAGCGGTGGCAGTTGCTCGCAGAAGTGCTTGACTTGCGAAAGGAGAATGAAGACTTGAGGCGCGAACTTGACAGCGCGAACAGGCGGATGAAACAGTATAATTCACAGGGGCGGTTATGGTAGCACCTATTTCCAAAATGGAAACAACTAAAACAACAGCAATGGAAACAGCCTTTAAAATCAAGAATCGCTACAAGAACCGAACAGAGCGCAGAGCAGCAAACAAGGAAATTCACTTCTACCTTGCTGAAATGACAAAGAACGAAGCGCTATTTATCGAGCTATTGTTCTCAAGCACCAACGCAAGTTATGACACGCTCTACGAACAGCTTCTGGATTGGCATAAAGAGCTGTGCCGGGAATGCAATCAAATCAAACGATTCAAGCACATTGAAGTCAACGAGCGGTATATGTACGAAAAGTTTAAGCCGCTTGAGGGAGCGGATCGGGTCGAGTAAAAACGAAAATTCAAGGGAGTAATAACGCTCCCTTTTTTTTGTGTAATTTTGCAGTATGGCTGTAAAGAGAATTTCCAAAGACCAGTTAATCGAACAGGGCGCGATTGAGGGCATCATTCAGGACATGACGAAGCTTGAGGAAGTACTCAAGCAGATTCTCAAAACAAACCAAGAAATCCTCAAGGCCAACCCGTTCAAGACTGGTGCAGACGTGCAGGCGTTTAACAAGGCGACAGCGAGCGTCAAAAGCACAGAAGAAGCACTTTCTAAAGTTAAGCAGGCTCGAATAAAAGAGGAAGAAAAGCTAAAGCAACTACGCACAACCGAAGCTGATAAACTAGCAGAGGTTAAAATCCTAACTCAGGAGCAAACAAAAATCAACAAGCAATTAGCGAGAGAAAATCTTGGACTTGTTGGGGCTTATGAGAAGCAAGCGAAGAAATTAGTTGAGCTTAGAAAAAGGTACAAAGACGTAGCTTTATCTCAAGGCGAAAGCTCGAAGGCCGCACAGAATTTAAGAAAGCGCGTAGTAGAATTAGACGAAAGGCTAAAGCGCGTCGATGCTTCGGTTGGACAGTTTCAGAGAAATGTAGGGAATTATAGTAGCGCGTTTAAGCGATTAGGAGGGGCAGTTAGGACTACATTAGGCGCATTTGGAGTTACGACTGGTATTTTTGCATTTGCGACTGCAATAAGAAATGCGGCAAGCACTATTGCCAACTTTCAACAGTCAAACGCTCAGTTAGCAGGGGTTCTTAATACGAACAGAGAAGGAGTCCAGGCGTTGACCAAAGATGCTGAAAGACTAGGCGCGATTACAGCAAAAAGCGCAAGTGAAGTCACAAAGCTTCAGATTGCCTACGCTAGGTTAGGTTTTTCTCAGGAAGAAATATTGAACTTAACCGAAGGCACGATTGCAGGTTCTATAGCTCTAAACGCAGAACTCGATGAAACTGCGGAGTTAGTTGGTGCAGTTGTACGGACGTTTGACGATTTAGAAACTCAGGATTCAGGAAAGATACTAGATGTGCTGACTGTTTCAACTCAAAAATCAGCTTTAAATTTTGAGAAGCTACAAACTGCGCTTCCGATTGTTGCAGGAGCGGCAAACGCGGCAGGCATTCGATTTAACACGCTTGTCGCGTTATTGGGTAAATTATCCGACGCAGGTATTGACGCAAGCTCGTCTGCTACGGCACTCAGAAACATATTTATTGAATCGGCTGCGCAGGGGTTAAGTTACGAGGATATACTTGACAAAATATCAAACAGCACAGACAAGCTGACAGCTTCAAATGATGAGTTTGGAAAACGTGCTGCTGTGTCAGCTTCGATAATTGCAAACAATATTTCAAAAACTAAGGAGCTAGAAGAAGCTCTAAACAATGCAGGAGGAGCAGCTCAAAGAGTCGCAGATGTCCAACTTGACACGCTTAACGGGCAGCTCACGCTTCTTTCTTCCGCTTGGGAAGGTTTTATTTTGTCAATTGAAAGTGGTGACGGAGTACTTGCCAAGACAATTAGGGGTGCGATTGAGTTGACCACAAGTTTATTGACCAACCTAAAAGATTTAAGTCAGACTGCTGCTGATGTTGCAGAAGATAGCGCAGGGCAAATACAAAAAGAGGTCGATGCTTTAACTGCAAAAGAAGAATTGCGATTTAAGAAAATTAGAATACTGCGGGAAGAAATTTCTAAAACGCAAGAATCTTTGCAAAAATTAGAGGAAGCAAAACCGACAGTTTTTGATTTTTTTCTCAACCCTGCTAAAGCCAGAAGGGATGGTAAAACACTTGAGGTTTTGCAGGAAAAGCAGTTATTAAGAATTGAGTTGCTTAAAAAAGCCATTGCAGATATAACAGCAAATACAGGAGAAGCGACTAATGAATCGGAGGAAAACACAGAGGCGATTGAAACAAGCACAGAAGCCGTCGAGTCAAATACAAAAGCATGGCAAGAAAATAACGACATAATTGATGACACGCTACGTAATTATCGCAAGCTTGCTCAAGAATCTTCAAATATATTTAAAGCATTTGATGAAGGTAGGGCTGAGTTAGACATCCCCGAAATAGAAGACCCGTTTGGGAGGTTATTCGATGCTGAAGAAGAAGTAGCTGAAGAAGCTGATGTTCTCATAGCAAAGTACCGAAGATTAAAAGAGCTGCAAGCTGAATTGATTGACAAAACGCTTGAGTTTTTACCTCAGATAGGTAGAGTGTTAGATGAGCAAGACAGGAAAGAACAACAGCTATTGGATAACCGACTTAACCGAGCTGAAGAAAACATCGACCAACAGCAGCGCCTAGCCGAGCGCGGCCTAGCTAATACCCTAGCATTCGAGCAGCAGAAGGCAGCCAAACTCGAAGCAGAGCGCGAAAGATTGGCAAAAAGAGCCGAGAAAAGGCAGAAAACATTAGCCTACCTGACTGCGTTTACGGAGTATTTAAAACAAGACCCTAACTCAGCAGCAGGGAAAGCCCTCGCGCAAGTAGCTATTGCCGAAACTGTTTCAGGGTTCTTCCATGAGGGAACTGAAGAAGTCGGGAAAGACGGTGGCACAAAGTGGAGAAACACAGGCAAAGACGATTACCTTGTTGCCGTTCACAAAGGCGAGCGCATCATGACTGCCGAGCAGAATAGAATGGTGGGGGATTTGTCAAATGAAGACCTAGCTAACATTGCATACTACCACAGAACGCAGGGAGTTGCACCGTCGTTTAGCTCTGCTACTTTCTCAGATAACCAACTGCAAAAACTATCTAAGTCAATAGCCAAGTCGATTGATATTTCGATTGACACAGAAGGCTTCGTAACTCGCAAGGAGTTTGAAGCAGGTATTAGAAAGATTGTTAAATTCAAGCCGTCGCGAAGGATATGACACAGCGACACTACATCAACGGTCGCCTTGTGCGTCCACCGTATAATTACGAAGAACTATCGCTTGAGGTCAATTACGACAATGACAATATCGAGCGAAACGTCAACGTGACTAGCTTTGAGTGGGTGGAGGAAAACTACGACATTCTTCGAGCTGCATTTAATGCAGGAACAACAGGGGGCAACGGGGTATTCGAGGGGATTCCACACAGAATAGAAATAGAAGAAAACGGAACGTCGCTCGAATTGTTTGACGGCTACATTGACTTGACTACTGCTGAATGGGATAGGGATAGAGTAACGACTGAGAGCGTACCACGCGCTCGAATAGATTGGCTTAACGACGTAGCCGATTCGTTTACCTTTGAGTATTTGCGCTCGATTCGGGTTATCACGGACAGCGATTATATCTACGTGCCGTATGTGATTAGCTCGATTCCAAATTACATCGACACTTTCGTCGTTACGTTGACCATAACATACGTCACTCAGGAGTTGACGGCTATTGTATCTGAACTTACAAAAGACGGTGCTGTGTCTGTGACTGGTATAGATTCAGCGGCAGGCGTGCTTGGCTTGATTTTTAAGATTCTGTATTTAGTGACTTTGCTCATTGTAATCGTCGAGCTTATCCTTGACTTGATTAACCTGATTATTCAGCCTATTAAATACAAGCCTGCAATGCGCTTGAACAAGCTGATTGAGAAAGGATGTCAATTTTTAGGAATGCAATACCAAAGTTTGCTTCTTCAATCGAAACCGTTTAATAAACTTGTAGTTATTCCAGAAAGTTTTTCCAACCCTTTTGACCCTTCGGATAGTCGAATCAAAGGTTTTATCCTTCCTGACAGGCGCGAGCAGAATGGGTACTTTATTGGAACATTTGGAGAGCTTCTTCGAGAAGTAAAGACATTGTTTAACGCTCGCATCCGCGTTGAAGCAAACACGCTAAATATTCTGCCTGCAAACAAGATTCCTTCCTCTGCTTCATTCACATTGCCACCATACGATAACCCTCGTTTTAGAACCAACGCGAGCGAAATGATTTCAAACTACCTAGTGTCGTTTTCATACGATGTTGTCGAAAAGCACACGATTGACAACTGGGAAGGTAACAATGTTCAGGTTATCTTGCAGCCGAATAACATCACAGACAAGCAGCTTCAGCTCACTAAAGGAGCTAAAACAGTCCAAACTAAATTCGCTCGCGCTACCGAAAAGACCAAGCTAACAGTACCTGAACAAGTAGCGGACGTTTTGCTCAATGTGCTAGGCGTAGCGATTGGTGTGCTTGTAAAGGTCGCAAACACTTTGATAAAAGGTATAAACGCAGTCGTCAAAACGATAAACGCTATCAAAAAAGCCCTTGCAGTAATAGGCATCAAAATCAAAGCAGACATTCCTGAAGTCAAGCCTTTGGCAGACCCTGGACTTGCCAACTTAATCGACGGGCGAATAGGATTACTCGTGCTTGAGCAGGACATGATAACTGTACCGAAGCTAGTGATGCTTGACGTAAACATCGTAGCAGCAAAGACAAAGATAGCTTCCGAGAATAGAACTGATATGACAGCAGAGGCAATTTACGACCGATTCCACAAGTCGGCTTCTTTTGCTCCCTCTGCTGAAAGCGCACAGCGTTACGAATACCAATACGAAAATGTCGAAATGAACCTGACGGATGTGCAGAACGTGATGCGAGAAGGCTTTGTCAAGCTATCAACAGGCGAGGTTTGCGAAGTGATGACTTTCGAGTACAATCCTTCGAGCAGATTAGCTATCTTTGTAATTCGCCAAAGAAAGCTATTTGCGAACAGCTTGAGCGAAGTTAAATTGATACCAAGTGGACGTTAATAAGATTCAGGAATTATCGAAGCACCTAGAAAAGTCAATGCTTGAGGGCTTAAAAGCGATTCCTGAACTGATGAAAATCGTGCAGGAGGAAGTCAAGCAAGGCAACGGAGTGAAAGAAATGGAAGAGAAAATCGTCCCCGAAATGGAGTCGATTAAGGAAAGACTAGAAAAAGTAAAACAACGCTATGCCGATTTTTCTCGAAACGCTGACCCTAACTCCTGAGAATGTCACAGGAGATGTAGATTACTTAAAGGGAAATATCTTTCAACAGGTAACCCTTGAGGCTCGTGTGCGTGTGCAGACGTGGATAAACGCGCTTGTTGATGAGGAAATTCAATTCGCTGACCCTTTCTATACAACGACTGATTGGGTAACTGATAACACAGTTGGCGGAAGATTCGCCAACTTCAATGTCGGTGATACGATTGTAATAACAGGAGCGGCAAGCGTAGGTAATAACGGAACTTACACAATCCTAGAAAAACTATCTGATAGCGTTATTCGTTTAAACGCAGGAATGACTCAATCGCTTGACAACTCTTGCACAATTAAGCTAAACCAAAGACCAAAGGGAGTTACATACGATTACGGACTGATTCCAAACAGCGCAGCGATTAGCTTTAATTCGCTTGTTGACGGAGTGCCTAGAGGTAGCCTGATGAGGTATGAATTTGGAACAGCGACGACAATACCTAGCATCTATACTCCTATGACTGCCGTAGGTAAACGCTCATGGCAAATTGGTTTAGGGGGCGAAGGCGCGGAAGTTAAGGACGTAAGTAGCGCAGAGGACTTGACTGCATTTACCTACGTGCTAGAGATTCGTCAAGTGTTTTATATTCATCTCTTCTACCTACCCGACCAAATACGACTACTCCAATTAACGCCACCGAGAAGCCCGTTCTATTACAGACTGCAAGAGGCTTTAAAACATACGTTTAGGGTACGAGCGTACAGGGAACTGCAAGACCCGAATGTGTTTCAGGAATTGGCCTTTGATGACAAGATAGGAAACACTGGTTGGTTTGATGAAGAATACAACGGTGGCAACGCTCAATATGAAATTCAGAATTTAGCGTTTTCTAACAGCGTCGGTTTGACTCGTGACGACACGGTTACAGTTACTTTTGACGTAGTAAACACCACGTTTAACACAGAAGGAAATGCAAAATATGTTTGTGTTTCGTTTATTATGCTTCCTGAAGACCCGTTGACCATTCAGGACAATATGAACTTTCAATATCAAAACTTCTGCTTTGATCGGGCAAACCAAGAGGAAGGAGCTGCTGCAATCAATGGACTGAACAACTTGACAGGCTACCAAGTTATTCAAGACTTAACGGTTACCAATGGAGCAAGCAAAGTGGAAGTTTCTTTCGATGTAAACTTTGGGGCAGATGTTCAAGCGTTCATTGACGGTCTTTCGAATAAGAGATACCTACTCGCAGCCTATGCGGTTGCAGATTTGCAAACGGCAGAGGACGCTAACTATGTGACTATGCTCGCAGACTTCGGAGAAATCGAAGTGAACATACCAGATGCCACATTTGATGTGACTACCGAGCTATTTTTTCACGACCAAAACTTATTTACAAGCGCGGTTACTTCGCCTACCTTTCAAGTGGAGGCGGAGGTGGTGGCAGAAAGCCTCATTCTTCTTGACCAAGGCTCGTTTACGGACGCGCAGATTGACAGCCTTTCGATTCAGCTTGTGGCAAAAAAGACAGGCGAAGAAGCTATCCTGCAAGAATTCGACGTGGACTTCTCTCAGCTTCCTGAGATTGGTGGAGTGAGGTTTATATCGCAAACGCAGCAAACTCCTTTTAATGTCAACGCGACTGAAATTAGAAAAGAACTCAAAGTATATCGCTCGACTGCCGACGACACAGGAACGCAAAAGGCATATCGAGTGCAATACCCTTTCCTTATTCGTTGGGAAGATTGGGAGCAGTTATTCCTAGCTTCTTTGCCTAGTGATTTCCTTGACCCATTGGAAAACTTTAACGGTTACAATCATGAATGGTTGCGATTGGACGGGCTTTCGGGGTGGAGTATTGCCTACCGTATTCAAGGCGTAGTAAGCGCTCAGAACGTGCAGAAGACAATTACAGACGACACTACTTTAAGCCTTCAGGACTACGTGAGCAACAGCAACTGGAGCAATGAAGCGATTTCCTGCCTTGATGGAGCTACCAACTTAGCTATTTCTGGAACGCCATACATCCTAGACCCTTCAGCACAGAAGAACACAACTGTTCGCGCTCAATTTACGTGGGCAGGAAGCGCAGGTTCAGCACCTGCTGCGAATGATGTCTATGTTGTGTTTAGGATAATTCCAAAAGGCAACGGAACGTACATCGCCAATGACAGTTTCTCGTCTGTGTGGAATAGAGATAGTGTTTCTATGTTCACGTCTGCTACGGGATTAGCTACCATTCAGAAGTCGGGGCTTAACTACACAGCAGAATGCCAAATCGACTACACTAAAATTCCGCAGGGTGTCACCGAGTTTACCATTTCAGCTTCTATCTGCATCAAATCAAGCGTACCTCCTGCCGATTGGGGAGAGATTGTTAAGCAAGATGTGACCGTGCAGGAGGAGTTGGTATTTACAGCACCAAGCGCACCGATTAATGCAAACCCTTTTAAAAAGTGCTGCTATGACTTGAAAGTATTTGCGGACTTAACAGACACCGACGAGTTGAAGAACGACCGTAGTCCGATTTGGAAAATAATTCCAAAGCAATACACAATCACAATGAAGCTGCAGAAGTTAGTTTCTGGAACGTGGACAGACCAAGCAACCCTGACTGCTGCGAACACTTACGGAACGCATTATGCGCAAGGATTTGCTGAGAAGGGGAATAACTCATATATTGGATATGATGTTTCCTGGAGGCTTGTTTTAGCTTCTTTCGGAACAGGAAAATACAGAGTAGCATTCGAAAGCGGCAGCGATGCAATCTATTCAGAGGATTATTGCCTTGACTTTTATTCAGCAATAGCAATCGACGAAACAGTTAGGATTAAATACCTTTGGAATAGCGTTATTGGCGACAGCGCACAATCCAAAACTCGCGACTTCGCAGGACTTAACTTGTGGAATCAAATCAGGTTAAAGCGCTCTATTTTTGGCTACAAATCAGGCGGCTTCGAAACCGAAGAAATGCGCTATCAGAACGGACGCAACAGGACTGTTCAGAAGCGTTACGCTGAAGAATATCAAATGATTATTAAAGAGCTTCCAGTTGAGCTTCACGATGTGGTTGTTAATGACATTCTCATGGCCGATGAGATTAAGATAACTGACTACAATAGCCGAAACGCAGGGCGCTTTGTGGATCAAGTGGTAGAAGTGCAAGGTGGTTACGAACCGAATTACGCGAACGCGAGGCCATACCCAGACGTTACCGTAAACTTAAAAGATGCATTTGATAACCGACGAAAACTTTACTCATGACACTTCTCTCAGCCATTCCTCAAGTACCCGATTGGATTACTTTCTTAGCTTCTTTATGCGCTGCCGCAGGCGTTCTTTGGACGTTTGTATCTCGCATTCGAAACTCAGGAAGCAAAGAAATTGAAGAAAAATACCAAGACCGAGAGCATGAAGCCGCTCAGAACCTTCGGATTGACAGCCACGACGAGCAAATCAAAGGAACAAAAGAACTTATCGAAAACATCCAAAAGGAGCTTGAGGCTTTAAAAAGCAGGGTAAGCGAAATTGAAGGAGTTACCAAGAAAATTGAAAGGCTTGAAAGGCAGCTGGACGACTTGCTCATCACGTTAATTAACGACGCAAAGAAATGACAAGAGCTGAGAGAATAGACAAAAACTTGAAGCGACTAAAGCAATTAAAAGAGCAAGGAGAAATCGTTATTCAACGCGCTGCGATTATTCAATTAATTAGAAAAGAAAATGAAACTACTGCTAAAGCGATTTGACTACCAAGAGGCTCAGGTTTTGGGCGATATGCACGTTTTCAACGAGCGAAATGGCGTTGAGTATAGCTGCAAGACGCTTGAGTTAGCTTGGAAGAATAACGAGCGCAGGGTGAGTTGCATTCCCGAAGGCAGTTATTTAGTGCGCAAAAGGTGGAGCAAGAAGTATGGCGACCATTTTATTGTCTTGGAGAAAGACGGCAATCACGTAACTGGTCGCGACCATATACTTATCCATCACGGAAATTATAATCGTGATATTCTCGGCTGCATCCTTGTCGGCCAGTCGCATTTGGACATAGACGGTGACGGCCTTCGCGATGTTACAATGAGTAAAAGCACCATGACTGAACTTAATGAGCTGCTTCCCTTCGAGTTTAAAATGGAAATTCAGAAGGCTTGATGGTTAAATCGCATTGAATGCGCTTTAGTTGGTTTGTTATCAATCCAAAAAAAATCAAGAATTTGTCAGAAATATCGGAGATATTTATTACAAGGCAAACCTATAAAAATATTTTTAATCTCAGCGTATTTATTTAATTTCTATTTTTGCAACGATGCCAAGACCAAGAAATCAAGACCTCATCGACGAAGTTTGCAAGTGGCTTGATAAATATCCCCAAATGCCCACACGAACAGTATCAAGACACATTCACAATGATTCCTTTCCTTTTCTTACCGAAAGCGCTATCAGAAGCGCTGTGCGCAAAGTCAGAAATGAATCATGCAGGAATAGTTACGATTTTAAGGATTTAAAAAAGTACAAAAGAACCGAAGAAGAAAAAAAACTAGCTATGAGTAACAAACTTCCACAATCAGATTACGAGCCAGTCGAGCCATTTCACATTCCGATTGGTAACAACAACATTCTGTTCTTGACTGACATTCACTTGCCTTACCATGATATTCAAGCGCTGCAAGTGGCTATTGACTACGGCAAAGAGAGGAAAGTGAACGCTGTTTATCTTAATGGCGACACCTTAGATATGTACCAAGCGTCGCGATTTGTCAAAGACAGGCGGATGCGCGACCTTCATGGAGAGTTTGAGATGTGTCGCGATTTTCTTGATTACCTGAAGCAAGAATTGAATTGCCCGATTTACTATAAAATAGGCAATCATGAGGACAGGCTAGAAATATACCTCAGAACAAACGCTCCTGAACTAGCGATGCTACCTGATGTTAGGCTTGAAAATCTGCTTCGTTTCGGAGAGAAAGGCGTTCAACTTATTGAGAGCAAGCAAATAGCTTACGCAGGGAAGCTAGCGCTGCTTCACGGTCACGAATTTGGCCATTCAGTATTCAGCCCTGTAAACGCTGCGAGAGGACTGTACATGAGGGCTAAAGAATCTTCAGTAATTGGACACCATCACCAAAGCTCCGAGCATTCCGAGAAGTCGCTTTCAGGAGAAGTAGTGACCACGTGGTCGGTTGGAAGTCTGTGTGGTTTGCAACCCGATTACTACCCGTTTAATAAGTGGAATCACGGCTTTGCTCATATCAAGTTTGAAGAAAACGGAAACTACCGGATGAAGAACATTCGAATAATTAACGGGGAAATTGTGTAACTTTGCACAATGGCAGGATTCCTACAAGACGACAAAGGCAACTTCTCAAGCACTAGGCTTGTGTTTGTTGTTGTTGTGGCTTACGCGATGGCCGCAGGGTGGTACACGCTCTTAAACGAGGGGAGTATTGCTTGTTTAGCGCTTGTGTCAGGTCTAACAGGCGTAGCTATTACACTCAAGTTTTCCGATAAAAGCCTCGATGTTAGAAGCAGTAAAAAAGATTAAGGCCTGGCACTTCCTTGTGCTATCTATTGCCCTCAACGTCTATCTTGCAATGCCAAAGGCGAATAAATACGAAGCAGAGCGAGCCATGATTAAGGGGCAAGTAATGATGCTTGATGCTTTGATAAAAACCAAAGAAGCGAAGATTAAAAGCCTCCAGGTTATCAACGACAGCTTGGCGGCTGAAGTGAACAAGACAGATACAATCATTCAAATTAAATACCTTCGCCATGAACAGAAGATACAAGACATTGCTCAAAGCAATCCTGATACTGCTCTTAATGCAGTCCGCTCCCTCCTTCGCGCAATCGAATTGCCTAACTAACGAGGAAATAAAGAAGGTATGGATAGCGCTCGAAACCGTGCAATTTCAGGATTCAATCCTTCAGCTCAAAAATTATCAACTTAAACGACTGCGCGATCAAATAGAAAATCAAGCAACAATCATGCAGACCTACCAAGACAAAGCTCATTTGAACGAAAGAAAAATAGCCTTGCTTACAAGTCAGGCCGCCTATGCCGACAAAGCCTATCGCCAGGAAGTGCGAAAGCGAAAGGCATGGCAAGTAGGAAGCGCAGTTGGAGCTGCTGCGATTGGAGGGCTTTTGCTACTTAGATAAAAAATATTTCATTTTTCTTTCGTTCTGTGTAAATATTTATATATTTGCCTTATTAATCATTAAAACTAAACACAATGAGCGATTGGCAAGCAGCATTCACAGACGAAGATTTAGACCCAAGTTACGAATATGGGGTTAAAGACTGGCAATGGATAGATAAAGTAAAGGTCACAGGTATTGATATTTTTAGCAAAAAAGAAATCGTTGAGGTTTTGTCGCCTTATGACGTAACGACTGAACTCGAAGCACACCAAGCTGTTTATGAAATGGAGCAAGCAGGGACGCTATTTGAAAGCGTGAGAGAGTCATTTTTAGACTGCTGGGATTTAGCTGTTACTAAGGTAGAGGTTATTCGACATGACTCCAGAAGCGATATATTCCGATGACGTAAAATGCGTGACGGATTTTAAGCGATACAACGCCCGCAGCTATGCGCAGCGGAACGGAGTGGAGTTGCTCATAGCTGTTGTTATCGCAAGTACGATTAAATTAAAACAAATATTATTATGGAAAATTTAAAAAAACAAATTTTATTACAGATTGAAAATGGCAGCATCAAAAAAAGAATTGATGCAATAAATGAAATTAGAGAGTTTATTCATGTTAATTCTCCATTTAAAAATGAGCCAGTAGATTTCGTTAAATGGGTATTAAATGAGAATGTAGTATCAAATGACTACAACCCAAATAAAGTTGCACCACCCGAAATGGAATTGCTTGAAATTTCAATTATAAATGATGGTTATACACAGCCAATTGTTACATGGGAAAACGACGATAAAGAAAAAATTGAGGTTATTGATGGATTCCATAGAAATAGAGTTGGTAAAGAATCTAAAATAGTTTCAAAGCGAATTATGGGCTATCTACCTATCGTTAACATAAGAAGCGAGCAGGCTGGAAAAAATGACCGTATAGCTTCAACTATTAGACATAATAGAGCTAGAGGCAAGCATCAAGTTGACGCAATGAGCGAAATTGTTATAGAGCTAAAAAATAGGAATTGGACTAATCATAGAATTGCCAAACAGCTAGGCATGGATGAAGAAGAAGTATTAAGACTTTGCCAAATATCTGGACTAGAGCATTTATTTTCAGATAGCGATTTTAGCAAAGCGTGGGAATCATCGGATACTATTCACGAATACGAAAAAATTAGTGATAATGTTGATGAATACATGGATAAATATAAAATACCAAATGAAGGTGATAGTTCGCGTATTTTTCACACATACGACAAATGGGAGTGCCATAAATACGGGTTTTACAACAGTAAAAAGCAAGGACTAACAAATGAAGAGTGTAAATCAGAATATGTTAGAATATTATCAAATGTAGATTTATTTGCATCTATTTTAGAAAAAGTTATAAACGAATGGAAACACTCTTGCGAACACTATCTTACAAATAACAGCATGAATAGAATTGCATGGCTCGGACAAGCTGCTGTTTGTTATCATAGCGGAGTCCCATCAGCTTATAGTAGTGCTTGGTTTGATTTAACTGAAGAACAACAAAAAGAAGCTAATGAAGTGGCGTTTATTTATCTTAATAAATGGCTTATGGAAAATGGTAGAAACGAAATAGATATTAACACGGCTCTATTGAAAGGGAGACAAGTAGAATTATACTAATATGGCAACAAAGAATTACATAGACAAAACTGTGTTAGAAGCATCAAAAGAAAGAATTAGTAAGGTATTTGACAAGTTTGATAAATACTATATTAGCTTTAGTGGAGGCAAAGATTCAACAGTTATGACACACCTAGTAATGGCGGAAGCTAAAAAAAGGGGAGTTAAGGTTGGGCTATTAATAATAGACTTAGAGGCTCAATATAAAAATACAATAGACCATGTGAGAGAAATTGTTGAAGAATACAAAGATAATATTGATTTACACTGGTTTTGTGGAGAATTATTGCTTCGTAATGCTGTTAGTGATTTTCAACCTAAATGGGTTTGTTGGGATGAAGAGAATAAAGATATATGGGTAAGAGATAAACCAAATGAAGCATCTGATTTAAGCCAATATGATTTTTACATTCCAAAAATGGAATTTGAAGAATTTATGGTGCTTTTTGGGAAATGGTATTCAGCAGGTGCTTTGACTGCTGGCTTTATTGGAATTAGAGCAGATGAAAGCCTTCATAGATACAGAGCTATTGTTTCTGACAAAAGCGGGCTTATGTTTGATAATCACAAGTGGACTACATTAGTGTCTAAAAACCTTTACAATGTTTATCCTATATACGATTGGAGAACGGAGGATATTTGGGTATTTCACTCTAAACATAAATACTTATCTCACAATACTATTTACGACATGATGACAAGGGCTGGAGTGAAGTTAAGCAATCAAAGGCTTTGTCAGCCATTTGGAGATGACCAGAAGAGGGGTTTGTGGCTTTATCATATTCTTGAGCCTAATACATGGTACAAGCTTTTAAATAGAGTTAGTGGAGTAAATTCAGGTTCTTTGTATATTAACGAAAGAGGTAATATAAATGGCTATAATGATGTTACTAAACCCGAAAATCATACATGGGAGAGCTATGTTAATTATCTTTTAAAGTCGCTTCCCGTCACCATGCAACAACATTACAAGCAAAATTTTATAAAATTTATCGTTGGATGGAAGAAAAGGGGGTATGCATTTATTCCAGATGAGGCTCCTCATGAACTAGAAGTAAAGTGCTGGGCTCCAAGTTGGAAGAGAATGGCTAGATGTATATTGCGAAATGACTACTACTGTAAAGGGTTAGGACAAACGCAGCCTAAATCTGAAGCTTATGAAAAATATAAAGCTATCAAGGAAAAAAGAAGGATAGCACACGAGCTTTCCTAGTATTTGCGATAACGTTGAGTATAAACCCTCGTTTTAATGGGGTTTATACATTGTTGTAAGTAGTACGGGATTAAAGAACTAAAATTAATTAATAAAAACATAATAAAATGGAATACGAAGATTTTAATAAGGTTTATGAAGTAGAAAGAATAATGGAATATAAAAAGTGGTGCGGTGAGATACCACACATAACATTCCCTAATGACTGGCAAGTGCAAGTAATACCACCATTTGCAGGTGCGGTTGTTAGATTTAAGATTAAAAAAGGTAATGCAAGTGTAAGCATATATCTTGATTGTTACGATAGATTAGGGTGCTATGGACAACCGTACTGGGAAGTATATCCGCACGAAAATGATGTGTTTAGATGTGATATGGAAGATACAGAATCCTTATTAAAAGCGATTGCTGAAAGTATAGCCGAGCAGTAGTATTACTTACAACGTCGGATATGTGAACCAAAAGTAGACAATAACAGCGCATCGCGCCTAAAAACAACAAGAATGAAAGAAAAGCTAGAACTATTCAGGCCGCTCGCAGAAGAGCTGACAGAAGAACAAATTAGCAACATCGTAGAATGCCATATGAAGCGCATCAACGAAAAAAAATACAAGCCTCGACCACATTGGCTAAGTTGGTTGCTTGGAAGAAGAAAGCCGCGTCCAGGTGGATATTGGGATTTTTTGAATGACTTTTGAAATAAATATTATATTTGCCACATGAAGAAACTGGAAGAATTAATGGAATTGATTTGCGAATTTAACTCGGTAACAGTAGAGGAGGTAAAAAGCAAGTCAAGAAAACAAGAAGTAGTGCGCTCAAGGCATTTGTTTCACTACTTTGCTTGGAAGTACTTTAAAGGAGAAGCTACTCTTGATGCAATAGGAAGGGTAAGTAATCGCGACCATGCTACTGTGATGAACTCGCGCGACCGGGTGATACCAACATGGAAGTTGCTGAACAAGCAAGGTAGGCCGTTTAATATGCAGCAGTATAACATCCTCGAAGGAACTGCTCATTATATAAATGAGTATTACAACCTCAACGATGAGCTGATGAGGCGAAAGCTTAAGATACAAAAACGAATGCAGGAATTGCAGGAAGAATTGAAGCAGCTTAGCATCGAAGCTTTAATTCAGGAAAGAAACGAAATTCAAAAACAAATATCAAAATTGAAATCATGACTAAAGTAACCGAATGGGTAAGTGTTAGCGAATACTGTCAAATCAAAAAAATCGAAAAGAAGAACTACTTTCGTGCGCGTGTGTCGCATTTCACGCAAAAAGAACCTACTTCTCAAATCGAAGTAAACGGCATCAAGTGCAATGCTTGGGAATATTCAGGGGCTTTGCTGCGAAAAAGCGCAAAAACTATTCTTTGTATTGATGCGTAAGAAAATAATTATATATTTGTGGAAACAATAAAACAGAAGTAATGGATAAAAACGAAGTAGCGCTGATTAAGAAGTCTGACATGACTTTAGTAGGCCAGGAGGTTAGCCTCAATGACAAACAGCTTCAATTTATTTTGAAGAAAACGCCTTCTCAGTATATTAAGCAACGGCCAGCCAAAGGCGGTGGAAAGTGGAGTTATGTGTCGGGAAGTTATGTCCGCAAATGCCTGAACTTGATGTTCGGTTGGGATTGGGATTTTGAGATCCTTGACGAAAAGGTAATGATTGAATGCAAGGAAGTTGTCGTTAAAGGTAGGCTGACTTGCAGAAGCGCCGGGCGCACGATTGTAAAGACCCAGTATGGCAACAAAGACATTATGTTTCGCAAGGGAAGTGATGTGCCTTTGTCGATTGGAAACGACATGAAGGCTGCGGCCACCGACGCGCTCAAAAAGTGTGCAGCCGAACTAGGCATCGCTCAAGACGTATATCACCCTGACGAATTTCGCGAAGTAAAAATCGCTCCGACAATCGAAGTAGGAAGCGATAAATGGAAGAAGGCTGTGCAGGCAGTAAAGGAAGGCTCTATTACAGTCGAGCAGCTTTCTCAGAATTATGACCTTTCAGACGAACAAATTAAAATGCTGAGCGATGAAGGAGTTTAAAATTAGAGCTTCGGCTTCAGGAAAGGTTATGACTAACCCTAGAAATAAATCAGATTTGATTTCAAAAACGACTCAGACATACGTTGAGGACTGGCTAAAGGAGCAAATTTACGGCTATCAAAAGGAAATAAATTCGAAGTACTTGGACAAGGGCAACGCGCTTGAGTCGCACGCTATTGACCAAGTAATTGATTGGCTAGATTTATCAATGGTAGTGAAAAACGAAGATACCTTTGAGGATGATTATTTCACGGGAACTCCTGACATCCTTTTGGCCGATGAGGTAATTGACATTAAAAATTCATGGGATTGCTTTACTTTTCCTTTGTTTGAAAATAAAATTCCTACAAAGGATTACTTTTATCAACTTCAAGTGTATATGCACTTGACTGGAAAGACCAAAGCAAGGCTTGTGTATTGTTTATTCGACACTCCTGAAGACATTGCTCCTTATCTTCCTGAAAGAAGATATGAGCAGCTTGACAAGAAGTATCGAGTAAAGACGTTTGAAGTCGCGTATGACAAAGAAGTTATTGCAGACCTTCAGCAGCGAGTAAGGAACATTCGCGAATTTATTAAAATTAATTATTCAAAATTTACCAAATGAAAATCATAGGACTATCAATCGAGCTGACAAAGTTCCAAAGTGCAATTCACAAAACGTCAAAGGGAACGCCCTGCTTGCTTATCCCATTAAATCAAAGGGGGATAATTCAAGGCTCTGCTGAGAAAGGCGGTCGCGTATATCTTGACACAACGGTCGGGGTGTTTGACGAGAAGAACCAATTTGATCAAGATGTGGCTGCGTGGTTATCGCAGACAAAGGATGAACGCGAAGCGAAAGCGGATAAAGCGTACATCGGAAATGGAAAGGTATTGTTTAACTCTGACGGAGTAGCTCAATCGACTGCAAGCCCTGAGGCTGTACAAATAAATGCTGAGTCAGGAATTGACGAGGACGATGACCTTCCATTCTAAGGACGCTATGGCGATGCAGTTGGCATTCGAGCATAAGAACTGGCCTGCTTTAAAAATGTTCGCAAAAAAGATTATCGATTCTTGGCTTGAGCGCCAGGACTTCGACGATGTGGTTAGTGTGTCTGTTAAAGGATTGAAGATTCAGGGCTTGTCTTTGAATTTTCAATCCAATAGCGGACAAGTAACTTATTGCAGCGTGAACGATTTTGAAATAATCATCTAAATTTTAAGCATAAACATTATATTTGAAAGGGCGAAAGCCCTTTTTTTAACCACAAAAAAGAAGTAATGGAATTAAATCAAGCACTTAAGTATTTAGAGCATTTTTCGCTTTTAACAGTTGGAGAGAACAAAGTACCTAACTTTTCTTGGAAAAAAAACGAAACCGAGAAGCTAACGCCACAGGAATTTACTAGAAGATTTAACTACAACGGTGGCTACATCAAGAAGAACGGTGACGAGATGCCTGCCACAACAGCAATAGGCATCATCACAGGCTATGATTTTTTAGAAGTTATTGATGTTGATTTAAAAGTCTTATCAACAGCAGCAGAGCAGCGCGATTTTTGGGATGAGTTTATCACTTTATTGAAAGACAATATCTACGACTTTGAGAAGAAGTTTGCAATTTACAAAACGAAGTCTGAAGGTTATCACATTCTGTACAAGTCTAAGCGCGTTGAAGGAAACCAAAAAGTAGCAACCCTTAAAAATCACAAGGGGGCAATCATTGAAACTCGTGGAACTGGTGGCTATGTTTTCGTTTATCCTGACAACCAAGTAAGCGAGAAGTCTTATTTTGAGATTGACTTTATCAGCGACAAAGACCGAGAGATTCTATTCGAATGCTCTCGCTTTTACAATTACGAGCAGGAGATTATACCTGAGCCTAAGAAGTCAAGAAAGAAGTACACAGGCAACGAAAAGCCTTCTTGGGAGGATTACAACGAGAAGACAGATATTTGGGATGTTATAGGAGGCGATTTTACGGTTGTCAGGAACTTGCAAAGGCAGTACTTAATTAAGCGACACGGAGCAACTTCGGCTCATTCAGGCTATGTGTACAAGGATTCAGGCTGTATGTTTTTATTTTCGACTGGAACAATATACCCTGCTGAAAAACTCATCACGCCTTTTGCGGCATACGCTCATAAATACCACAATGGAGATATGTCGGCAGCAGCCTCGAAGCTGTATCACGAGGGCTACGGTGATCGGCTAAAGAAGGTAGTTGATGATCAAGAGAAGCGCATACGCACAAAGAAAGACTTAATTGAGGAACATAAAATTAATCAGTCTGCTTTAGATTTTCCTTTGGAGATATTTCCGGAGCCTATACAAAACTACATACTTGAATGCCATGATACGCTAAACTCCAACATTGACTACATGGGGTGCGCTATGTTGTGGCTAATAAGCGTCTGCGTAGGTAACTCAATGGAGCTTCAAGTTAAGACTGCATGGGTTGAGCGCGGTTCTTTATGGCTATGCTTAGTAGGTAAGGCAGGAATTGGGAAAACTCCTTCTGTGAAAAACATGACGTTTCCATTGACAAAGATAAACGGCCGCCAGGTGAAGCGTTACTACAAGGAGCTTGAGAAATGGGAAGAATACAATTCGCTATCAAAGAAAGAACGCGAAGATGTGGTTGAGGTTCGAAAGCCTGTAAAAGAGCAATTTATTGCTAATGATATAACCCTTGAGGCATTAGTAGAACTTCATCAGGAAAGCGACAACGCAGTAGGAGTATTTAAAGATGAGCTTGCAGGCTGGATTAAAGACATGAACAAGTATCGCGAGGGATCTGATTTAGAGTTTTGGCTATCCACTTGGTCGGGCGAGGCAGCTATTATGAATCGTAAGACTGCAAAGTCCGGATTCGTTGACGTGCCATTTATTCCTGTTCTTGGTGGTATTCAGCCTTCTATATTCTCCCAATTCTCGACACAAGAGAACAAGGAAAACGGTTTCACAGACCGTTTACTGCTATGTTATCCGGATGCGAAAGTAGAGAACTACAACGAGCGAGAAATGGACGAGGATATTATTCATTGGTACAAGGAGCGAATTACTGCGTTTCATTCAAAGATGAAGCAGAACGTAATTAGGGACGATGAGGGGCAAATACAGCCACAGAGATTGACGTTTTCTGAAGAAGCGAAGGAAGTATGGGTTAATGCCTTTAATACGATTACAGCGCAAGAAAACGACGACGAACAAAACGAATACCTGAAGTCGATGTACCCGAAACAAAAAAGCTACATCCCTCGCTTTGCTCTTTTGATTCACATTTTCGATTTGTTCTTTGAAAACAACTTGAGCGAAATTAGGCCTATTTCTGAGCAAAGTATGAAAAAGGCGATTCGACTATCAGATTACTTCGTGGCCAACGCTCAGAAGATTAAAATTAATTCTACTGAGATAGGCGACTACAAGAAAGTAATTGATGAGAACGCAAAGAAAAGTATTAAAGAACAGGTACTTGCAATTTACAAAGCCAACAGCGACTTTAATAGAACAGAGGTAGCAAACTTGCTAGGAGTGTCAAGAATGACAGTAATGCGCCACCTAAAAGATGAAGTTTAAAAAAGTGTGCATTATTGCTCAAATTAACAAATCAAAAAAACGCGGAATGTTACACCAAATGTTACACCAATGTTACAGTAAAAATGGAGCTAACTTATTGATATGTAAGAAAAGGTGTAACATTGTTACAGTGTTACAGTAGTTTTAGTAAAAAATAAAAATGTCAAAGAGAAAATTTCAAAAATTCCAAAACAGGTGTAACAGTGTAACATTGTTACACTTTTGTTCACATATCAGTAAGTTACGTCAAAATTAGGTGTAACATTAGTGTAACATTAGTGTAACATTTTGGGGTAAAAAAGGCTATTTTTGACAAAAAGTGAAAATTGAAGTAAGGAAAATTATAGAATGTTAAAATCATCAAAAACGTATCAAAAATGACACAAGCGCAACTATCCCGATCGAAACTAGGGCAAATTTGCTCTCTACAAGCCTACGAATGGCTGCAAGAACTTATCATTCAATGGCATCCTAATCAGCCTTATCCGCTTACGCCAAAGCAGTCTTTTTACAAGAATACTTCGCATCGGCAGTATCTTTCAAAATACATCGAAGCGGTTATCGTCAAGACCCTACGCAAAGTTGGAGGCGACCCGATTAATTCAGTTGATTCCGGACAACTCATAACTGACGCAAGGGGAAACAAGAAATACGTATTCAACGCAAAGGTTAAAAAAGGCAGAGCAGATGTCAAGTGCTTTATCTTTGGAAAAATGGTAAACTTTGAAGTGAAGGTAGGCAAAGATAGGATGTCTGACTATCAACACGAGGAGAAGGCTAGAGCTGAAGCTAACGGAGAAGTTTACCTCATCATCCGCTCAATAGACGACTTTATGGAGTGGTACAAGAAATATGCTTAACTTTGCAACTATGAAAACAATAGGAAGTATTATCATTTTAGCGGCTATTATAGCCTCATGCAGCCCTAAAAGGGATTGCTATTGCTACGATTACGACGCAGCAACTGACCAAATTACAAACGAAACAGTTATCACGACAAAAAACGACTGCCGTAACATTCAACAGGGTTACGACGATGTTTATCAAAAGAAGTGGACAAGCTGTAAGCAAACTCTGTGAAGTGGCTAGACTGACTGAATATAACTACGATATATGCCTCGAAATATGCGAGGAAATAGCTAAGGGAGGAAATACTGTGCAAATACTGGACAGTAACGATAGATTCCCTTCTTGGAGTACATTCAGAAGGTGGAAAAGAGAGCATGAAGAATTACAAACATTGTATATAAATAGCCATCAAGATAAAGCTGAAGCATTAGAAAAAGAGATGGACGACTACAAGGATATGCTCCTTACTAAAGAGATAGACCCTTCTACTTACAATACATTGGTTCAGACCTTGAAGTGGAAAATGGCGAAATTCTACCCAAAGGTGTTTGGTGATAAGACTGAAAACACGCAAAACGTAAACATTCAGGGCGGCAAAGTAACCATAATCAGCGAAGGCGATGAGCCAACCGTTCAGAACAAGTAAGTTATTTGATGCTAACTACCTTATACCTGAGGGCTGTGAGCTGACGATAAATAGAGGAGGTACTTCTTCAGGAAAGACTTACTCAATCCTTCAGGTTCTGTTTATAAAAGCTTGGGAGAATCCAGGCGTTACCATTTCAGTAATCGGTCAAGATATTCCGAACTTAAAAAAGGGGGCTATCAGGGATGCTTTCAGGATATACAACTCAAGCCCTTTTATTCAGTCAATAGTAAAAGACTACAACAAGACGGACCGTATATTTACCTTTTATAATGGGAGTGAAATCGAGTTTAACTCCTACGATGATGAGCAAGACGCGAAGAATGGCAAGCGTGAATTTACTTTTTTCAATGAGGTCAATGGTATTTCCTTTGAAATTTTCGACGCTATTTACGTCAGAACCACTAAACACGCATGGGCAGACTTTAACCCTTCAAGTCCTTTTTGGCTAACTGACAAAAATATGGAGGGGTGGAAAGAAACGAGAACAATCAAAAGCACGTTTAAGCACAACCCTTTTTTGGAGGAAAAGACCGTTCAGAAGATACTATCCTACGAGCCTACTCCCGAAAACATAGCCAACGGAACGGCAAACGAATACCGGTGGAAGGTTTATGGTCTTGGGGAATATGCAGCGCTTGAAGGGGCGATATTCACAAGGTGGAAGAAAGGCACGTTTAATGATACATTGCCTTTCATGTTCGGTGTTGACTGGGGAATTAAAGATCCATTTGTTCTAATCAAAGTAGCTGCCGACTACGACAAGCGCTTGCTATACGTTAAGGAGCTAGTATATGAACCAACAGGCCACAGAGGCGAGTCTTGGCTAAAGCGTATGATCGCGCATAACTGCTCCAAAGACGACCTCATCATTGCCGACATTGCCGAGATGATTACTATCAACTCGATGCGTGATGAGGGGTATAACATGAACCCGTGCTTCAAGCGCCCTGGAATAGTTGTCGAGCGGATCAAGTGGATTCAAGACTTTCAGATAATTATAGACGATAGCCCGAACTTAGAGAATGAGCTAAATAACTACATATGGGCAGACAAGAGAGGTGAGGTACCAATAGACAGTCACAACCACGCTATTGACGCGCTCGGCTATGTGGTGACATTTTTAAAAATGAATGTTTGGAGGTAGTAGAATAATCATTTTGCACCCTATCATTTTATTTTTGTAATTTTGCAAAAACTATATTATGGCGGTACGTCTTGGGGGCTTTAAAGACTGGTGGAGAACACTACGCTCAGAGCCGACATTCAGAAACTTCTTTCTTCCGCTTGGAACATCATTTTCGTACAACTCAATTTCGGACAGACAGGCAGTAGAATTAGGTTACATGAGTAATCTGAATATCTACGCTATTGTTAAGAAAGCCGCTGAAGGAGTAGCTTTTCTTCCCTTTGGCCTTTACGAAGAACGCAATGGAGAATTAATCGAAATCACCGAAGGACAGGTTTACGACCTTGTCTTTTATCCAAACCAAGACCAAACGCTCGCAGAATACCTCGAAGCCCAAATGGCTTTTTATTTTCTGAACGGTGAGGCTTATTTCATCGCCCCCTCAGAGATTGGATTTATGCCTGAAAGACTTATCGGTACACCTCCTGAATTGATGAAAATAGTGCTTGAGAATCAAAACGACTTACTTAGCGAAGTGCGTTCTTATCAATTCACAAACAGAGGCAGCGTTCAGAAATTCATGCCTCACGAGGTTATGCACCTGAGAATGTTCAATCCCTCAGTTGATTCGATGCTATACAGAAATGGACTTTCTCCATTGCAAGCGGCTTGGAACAAGCTAGAAGCTTCGAACAACCAAGCGACTGCTCAAGCGTGGTACTTTAAAAACAGAGGGGTGTCAAATCTTATCTCCGGAGAAGGTGGAAGCACCGGGTTAGTCTTAACTGAGAAAGACAGAAAAGCAGTTGAGGAAGCTACTAGGCAAGACTTAGGAGGAGCGCACAGAGCAAATTCAGTAATCACAATCGGTAGCCCTGCGCGTGTGCAGCAGTTAGGTGCGGCGGCTTCGGACATGCAAATGATTGAGCAAGGTAGCCAGCTACTCAGGGAGCTTTGCACGGCCTACTTTATGCCTTCTGAAATGTTCAACGACCCTGAAAACAAGACACACGCTAACAGAGAAGAAGCGGTGAAGACCCTTTACAACGATGTGTTTATCCCTAATGCTAAGCGATTCCTTTACGGCTACAAGCGCAAATTCCTTTCGAGGTGGGGACAAATGGACGGCAAGAAGTATCTAATAAAAATTAAAACAGCCGAGATTGAAGCCTTAAATCCTTCTCCACAAGAAATTAGACTTCAGGCAAGAGAAGATGTGAAGGCAGGAATAATCACACCAAACGAAGCTAGGCAAGAAATCGGCTACGAGCCTTTAACAGGCGAGCAATACGACACAGCCAAACCAATAACTTCACGAGGCGAAACAACTAATAACCAAGAACAATGAGAGTAACTATCCCAACATTCGAAACAAAGCAAGAGTTATTCGCTCACCTTCGAGAGAAGAAAGACGAAATAATCAAAGAGAAAAGGGCGCTTCCTATTTTCTCTGATGTGTCTATGCTTTTAGCTGCGACCAAAGCAACAGCAAATAAAGCAGATGTTAGCGATAGGTTTTCCGTGAAGTTGATAGCCAACCTTGCGAACTGGATGGACAGCCACGACGACGTGATGCTTCCTGGAAGTTGGCTAAAGTCAATCAATGAAAAAGGAACTTCGATTCCGGTGCTTCGCGATCACGAGCATAGCATAGGAGCTAAGATAGGCACAACGCTTGCGGTATATGCAGAAGATATTGTTCTCTCTGACATTGGCTATACTGAAGGTGAAGTAAAACAAGCCGAAGGATTGATATTCGAGTTTGAACCGAAGCGTGAATATGACGAGAAGCTGTACCTAATGTACAAGAATGGCGAGGTAACTCAGCATTCGATAGGGTTGCAGTATGTAAAAATAGACATGGCTATCAATGAGGAAGGCGACAGCGACGAATACAAGAACTGGCTCAAGTACTTCCCTCAAGTAATTAACAAAGAAAAAGCTGAACAACGCGGTTATTTCTTTGCCGTTAAGGAAGCTAAAATCTTTGAGGTTAGCGCTGTTCTGTTCGGTAGCAACGTAATGACTCCTGTACTTGGAATTGAAAACATCAAGGCGTTGCCAACAAATGTTAAGAAACAACCTTCTTTATTCCTGAAAAGGTTTTAATACCTTTGCAGCTTGACATAGGCACTTACTGCCAAGTAATAAAGAGCCGTTAATACTACACTCTCCATAAAGCACTTTTAAGTAAGCCGCTTGAATAATCTATTGTATAATCTCTAAAAAACAAAGAAATGGAGAAATTTGAGTACAAGTCAGGCGTTAAATTCGCTGACTACGTTAAGCACTTAGGCTTAACAGAAACTACCTTCTCAGAGCTAGATGCCGAGAAGCAAGCCGAACACATGATTGATTTTAACGAGGGTATGAATGACCTTCGCGATTCTATGATTGAGAACAAAGCTTCGAAAGAAGATTTGAAAGCAATTCAGAATGAAATCAATGAGAACATCGCCAAGCAGATGACAGCATTGAACGCTGCATTGAAGGAGCAAGGAGTAGCACTTCGCAAGCTTCATGAAGGCGAAAAAGTCCACAGAGCGACAAGCGTGAAAGAAGCTATCGAGTTGGGCTTAAAAGAGAACGCAGAGAAATTGAAGACTATCGCTAACCGAGATGGTTCTTTCAAATCTACTGATGTTGCAGGAGCAGGCTTTGCTTTTAAAGCAGCAGGTACTATGAGCATTACAAGCAACGTGACTGGAGAGCTTCCACAACCAGAGCTAATTCCAGGCCTAAATGCAATCGCTTCACGTCAAGTGAGATTGTTGGATTTGGTTTCTCGTGGTAGAACTCAGTCGAACTTGATTAAGTGGGCTTACCAAGCTAACAAAGACGGTTCAGCAGGACAGACTGGCGAAGGTGCAGCTAAAAATCAAATCGACTTTGACATCCTTTTAGGTTTAGAAAATGTAGTTAAAACTACTGCCTTTATCAAAGTTACTGATGAGATGATTGAGGACATCGACTTTATGGCAAGCGAAATCAACAATGAGTTGCTTCGTGAGCTGTTAAAAGCCGTTGAACTTGGTGTTTACTCAGGCGATGGAGCTGGAAACAACCTTCACGGTATCTACGATGTAGCTACTGCTTTCGCAGGAGGAACATTTGCAGGAACAGTTGACAACGCTAACATCGTTGACGTTCTGAACGTAGCCGTCAACCAAATCGCTATTGCAGAGCAAGGAGCTCCGACAGCTATCTTGATGCACCCTTCGGATGTAACAAGCTTGAAAATGGCAAAGGTTTCTGCTACTGACAAGCGTTACGTTGAAAACTTGTTCATGGTAGGTAGCCAATTATCACTTGCAGGCATACCAATTATCCCGACTACTTTGGTAACTCAAGACCAGTACTTAATTGGCGATTTTAGCCGCGCATTTGTTCTTGACCGTTCTGACATCAACATTGAAGTTGGTTTGGATTCAGACGACTTCACCAAAAACCTTCGTACTGTTCGCGCAGAATGGAGAGGTGTTTGTTTCGTTAAGAATAATGACAGAACTGCGTTTGTGAAAGGCGACTTTTCTACTGATAAAACCCTTCTCGAAACTCCCTAATTGAATTAAATTAAGGGAGGGGCTATTTCAAGCGATAGTACTCTTTATTCATCGAAAGAAGCCCTGCGATATTTTCGTGGGGCTTTTTTTTGTGTATCTAATTATTTATATATTTGTGGTCTAATATTAAAAAGGAAGATTATGAAAGACAACTATAAAGCGCAGGACTTGAAGTTTTACGCGCGAAACGGGGGAGAAGCTAAACAGTTTCAGGAAAGAGCCTTTGAGCTTGGGTATAACTGGAGGGATGGTGAAAAGACACCCTCACATTTAACAGATAGGTTTTTTTATTTAGATGAGTTTGGTGCTTTGAGTTTTGGCAATCGTTCAGAAACATTCATAAAACACGGTGCTAAACAAATAACCCTCGAAGAATTCCTAGCACCACAGCGAGGCGAGATGGTTGAGGTTAGGGATAATGATAATCATGAGTGGGAAGCCTTCGAGTTTATATGCGACCTTAATAACAGTTTTGAAGAAAGGTATGTAGTCCGAAACAAACATTATTACAATTTTTATATCGGTTTTGAACAAATGCGCGCTATTAAAAAGGAGCAACCGAAGCAAGAGTCGCTAGGGATGTTCAAAGCCTTTGATGAAACCATTGAGCTATTAGAGCAAGCGATTGATGGGTTAAAGAAGTGTAAGCCTGAAAAAGAATAATTTTCTACCTTTGTCAAAATTTGAAATCATGAAAATAATCGGAACAGGTAAATTCAGCCTTAAGAAAGGCGTTGAAAAAGAAGTAAGCGAGGAAACAGGGAAAATCTTAATTGCCAAAGGTGCGGCAACTCAATCAGGTATCACAACCAAAGAAGAAGCACCTGAAGCAGAAGAAGCTAAACCAACCAAAAAACCTCGCGCTAGAAAGAATAAAGCAGAATAATTTTTGTGTGTGTTTAGATTGGTAGCCTCGACGATTATTTGTCGGGGCTTTTTTGTAACTTTGCATTATGAGTATTTTAAAAACAACAGATTTTGCGAGCGGTTACACAAAGATAGCGACCGACCAATACACGGACACAGACTTGGCTACATTCCTAGTGGACAAGAAGCTCTACTCAATTATCAAGCGCATTATGGGCGACGAGTTAGGGCAGGCGTTTATCGACGACTTGACGGGCGACCCTGCTGTACCTACTACTGCGAAATGGATAACTATATGGGGCGACTTTGAGGCTGTTGTTGATCACATTCCGTTCTATTGTTTGGGCTTAAAAAACATTCTTGTTTATCTCACTTACTGCGACTTTGTTTCTCAGCAGTCGATTGTAAACATAAGCACCGGAAACAAGTCAATCAATCAGGAGGCTGCAAACACAGAAGGCTTAATGAAGAAGTCGGTAGTAGTAAACAACAGGGCGGTCGAGGCCGTTAGGTATCTTCAGCTTTATTTGGACGACAACCCGACCGACTACCCTAACTTTGACGGCTGCAACTTCGACTATCAATCAATGTTATGAGGCAAGTAAAGGACATTCTTTCGACCGTAATTACAAACGAGTTATCGCTGAACTTGAAATTCAAGTCGGTGACTACCAATCCAGACGGCCATTACGTTTGCGAGTGCGAGAACACGCAGTACCTGAACGTCGGCAAGACAGTAGTTATTGACGGTGTTACCTATCGAGTAGAGGCGTTTACTTTTAATTCTTCGCTTACCTTGTCAGGGGCTTCTGCACCAACGGCCGGGTTGGTTTACCCAATTGCCAAGCCTACGTTTGTTTTTGGTAAATACAAGGACGTTCACGCGCAAGTGGCGGCCATGAACATCAAGGACTCAATGCCGATGATTTGGATGTTCGAGTTGTTGGAGCGCTCGCAACCTGAAGATGAGCTTTCGTCGATTGACTCTGAAGGGGATGTTCGGTTGTACTTCTTCAATTCTATGCAGAACGACTGGGAAACTAGCGACCATTACACGGAGGTATTCGACCCTTTGACTAATTTAATAGATGCCTTTGTCAATGCTTGCAAGGCTTCTCCATTGTTAGGAGAGATAGGCAGAGTAGCTCGCACGAATCACGCGAAATTCGCAACAGGGGGGCAAACGATTTCAGGGGGCGACGAAAGGCAAATCATGCCTGCTTATTTGTCGGCTATCGAAGTGTTGATTGGTATTCCTGTCTTGAGCTATTGCGGAGCGCTTCCTGACACGGCTTGCGCTCCTGGAAACTTATTAACTCCTTCAGGGCAGTTAATCACGCAAATACCTTCAGGCGGCAGCTACACGATTGATGCAGGAAGTGGTGGAGCGGTGCGAAATAGCGATAGTAGTTACACGAATACGGTTGCTAGTGGTGGCACATTGGTGTTGCCTGATATTCAAGTAACTGATTCAGATGGCTCAACTAGGAATGTGCCTAGTGTTCAAGATGTGGTCTGCTCTCCTGCTGCGGATGCGACGGTAGAGAACAGCGATAGTAGTTATACGAGTACCGTTGCTAGTGGTGGCACATTAATACTTCCTGACATTACAGTAACAGACAGCGATGGGAGTACGTTTACTCAGGCTTCTGTTGTAAATGTAGTTTGTAGTTTAGCGGCAGATGGTACGGTGAATGTAAATAGTGTATTTTTTGACAATGTAGCTTCAGGCGGAACTTTAAACATCGAAGTAAGGCAATCGAGCGGAAGCACATTAATAGGTTCAAAACAAGGTGCATATTTTAGAATTCCTGACAGCGTAATCACTTTAGACAACACAGATGGCACGACATTATCTACCACAAACGTCTTAGCAACTGATGCATCGACTATTACTGCTCCTGATGCTACTGCTGTGATTAAAAACACTTTAAATGCGGTACTAAGAAGCGAGTTAATACCTAGTAATGTTAGTGAAGATATTATTATTGGCGATGCTACGATAAATATAAACAAAAGTGATGGCACTTTAATTGCAAGCGCTACTGTAACAGCGGAGGGATCTGGTGTTTATAGTGTTGCTGATTCAACTGTCAATGTGGTTAATACTCTTGGCACAGTTTTATCAAGTAACTTAGTAAAAGCCACAGAAACTGACAATGTTTTAGCACCTGATGCTAATGTAGAGAACAGCGACGGCAGCTACTTAAATACGGTTGCAAGTGGAGGCACGTTGATACTGCCCGACATTACAGTAACTGATAGCGACGGTTCGACTTCGAGTTTTCCTTCTGTTAAAAACGTTACTTGTAGTCCAGCAGCAAACGCAACAGTAGAGAATAGCGACCAAAGCTATACAAACACGGTTGCAAGTGGAGGTACATTGATACTGCCTGACATTACAGTAACTGATAGTGACGGCACTACGAGTAGTTTTCCTTCGGTCAAGAATGTAGTTTGCACTCCTGGTACGCCTACTCTCCCTTTAATTACGTTGTATAAAAGACCTACTAAACCACACCAACTTATATCTTATGATACTTATGATGCGGGTTGGCAATTAGCCAATGGAGTTTATAATAACTTCAATCAAACTACAGCTTCAGGCGTACAAGTAAGAACCCAAATATTAGATTTTGCAACTGACTC